CCATAATCTATATCTAAATGCTTACCTTGCCTATTTAAGAGCATTTTAAAGGCATCTATCTCGTCTTCAAGTAACGCCATTGATGTATCTCTTATCTGTCCTTTTAATATAATTCTTTTAGGTGCAAAAGTAGCTGCCAAAAACTTACCACCGTCACGATTAGCAAGTCGTTGTATGTCTAACGTCTTACTATCCATACTTTCGTGTTGTAATTCTTGAGTAATAATAGTTGCTGTTTGCAAACTTACTCCATCATAATTTGTTTGTACTCTTGCCATAGTTTATATTCCCATTTGGGTTACTGATAATTCTCTATTTAATGATTGTTTTACTGCACTTATAATACTATCTAAATCAGCGTCATTTCTTACTACTGGATTATTAAAATTAATATTCACACTACTTCCTATTTTATCGTTAGGTACTATACTTCCACTTTGTCCTGGTACGAATAATTCAGGACCTTTCTCACCAACTATATAAGGACTACCACCACTAACTGGTCCACCGTCTGCACGAAAATCAGGCACTAATCCAGCACCAAATCCTTTTATTTTATCACCAACACCCTTAAAATCAAGCATATTACTCGGAAATTCAGCAATCTTTTTTAATGTATCAAATATAGTAATTAATGGCGTTGCTAATGCTTCTGCTTGTCCTTTTAATGCTTCCATCATAGAAGCACCAAATTGTACAACAAAACCAAACGCTTCAACTAATCCGATAAGTGGTGAAATTATTATTTCTAAAAAACTAAATTGTTCTGACACACCACCAACATCTATACCAAATTTTTCAAACAATCCACTAACAGAATTTATCGTTTCACCAAGTGTTTCATCTAATGTGATTGAAATTGTTTCTGCAGAAACATCAAAGTTATCCATTTCTGTTAAAACACCTTGTAAAACTCCTTTAAATTTATCAAACAATCCACCCTCTCTAATAACACCTTCAGGGTCAATACCAATTATTTGTCTTGTTAAAATACCAAATGCGTCTTTTATGTTTTCAATCTGACCTGGCATAGTTTCAGATTGTTTATACATTAAATCTTCAAACTTACCACCCTCACCACTCATATTTACAAACGCTTCTCTAACATCATCAAATCCAATTTCACCAGCACTAACCATATCTTTTATTGAACCCTCTGTAACACCAAACATATCTGCTAATTCTTCAATAAGTGGAATACCAGCTCTTGCAAAATCTCTTAATTCAACACCAGTTAATACTCCTTGTGCAGCTACTTGACCAAAATTATAAGCTATTCTACCCAAATCACCATTAACACCAGCTGTAACATCACCTAATGCTTTTAATATAGGAATTGCGTCATCACGACTAGCAGCACCCATAGCTAATAATTGTGTTGTACTGGTTTGAACACCTGGTAAATCAAATGGTGTTTTCTTTGCAAAATCAGTTAATTCTTCTAATAGTTTTCCAGCATCTTCAGCACTTCCAAGCATAGTTTCAAAAGCAATTCTTGTTTTTTCTAAATCACCACCAGTTTTAAATGCCAGTATACCCACAGCACCAGTAATTGCACCAATAGCAAATACGGTTCGTTTAACTGTTTTGCCAATAGTATCACCAAACTTTTCAAAACCTTTTTCGGTGTTTTTAAGTTCTGGTGTCATCTTGTCCTTTAAGGTAAGGACAGCTTCTAATTTTGCTTGGTTAGCCATTTTTTGATTTTAACTTGTTAGATTGTATTTCTGAAAACTCTGCGTCTATTTTTATTTTTGAATTAATTATATCTATGAACCAACTAGGTTGTTTTATATAAACCGTATAATCCCAACTCATATATTTACATATCTCAACTGCGTGTAATTCAGGCGATACTCTACCACGACCCATACGCTTCATATTCCTATACTCTTTTTCTATATTTTTTTTTTAGCTTCCCAACTAGATTGGTCAGAAATTTCTCTAAGTTCAAATAATAGAAAGTCAAAATCTTTACCGTGTAAATTCTTAATATCTTCAATACTTGGTGCTACAACCAATGTACCCAAAAGCACATCAACCATATTATCCTGTCCAGCTTTTAACACGTCAAGTTTATCCCCACCTGTTAAATAGGTATTTAGTGTAACTTCAACCTTACCAACAGGAGTGGTAACTTTTTTGGTTTCTCTTTCCATAGATTTTTTATATTAATTATTAAGTAGTGTAATTTACTTTGTCATTCCTTAATACTATTGAATAGATTGCATTTTCAGTATTTGCAAAGTCATAATAGCCCTTAAAGCCAATCGTCTGTTCAGCTAATTCTCCTTTAGGTCTATCAGGTGTCCAGTCCATAAATCCACATCTTGGTAATACAATCGTAATGGTAGGATTAACTCCAGCACCGTCAGCTAATTCAACATCTTCATTTCTGATTATAATCTCCATAGCATTATAGGTATTGTTTAACATTAAATCCCTATAAGTTTGGTCTTCAAATGGTAATGTAAATTCACCCTCTACACTAAATCCTTGATTAATTAGGTCATCAGGTTGTACCGTTCCGAGCATTTGCTTTCTTAGAATATTCTTATTAACCGTCAAACTTAGTGATTGTAGTTTAATTAAACTCGCAGCACCTAATCCAGCTTTATTTGCAGCTAACTTAAACTCTATATCTTGCGCTCTGAATTTGTTTTCTACTGCAAAGTCACCCGTGTTACTATCTACATTTGCGTCATGTGAACCCTTACTTATAAAACTAATAGTTGATTTTACATAATCACCTAATACACAATTAAGTGTTAAGCTATCAATCATAGCTAAACAGAATTGCTTATCACCATTTGGGTCTTCCGTTGATAATGTTAGTGATTGATGTTGATTTGTATTTGCAAGATTAAATGTGTGGTCAAAACTACTAGCCACTACTGCTACTGAACCTGTTAATGTTCCCATTAATGCGTATAAGAAATATCCAAAACTTTCATCTCGTACTTCAAACTCAATGTCACCTTCACCATATTTTTCAACCACAAACTTTTCGTGGCTATCTTCTAAAACTCCAAGTGCTTCACCTGAATTTACAGGTGTTACCTTATCGGTAAATCCGATATTTACCCAAGGCACCCAACGCTGTGGGTCTAAACAAACACCACGTGTTGCTTCCCTTGCTACCCCTAAATTTATTCTTGACCCTATAATTTTTGCCATATATTTTCTTTCTTAATTTTCTTAACTTATATCTGTTGATATTTTAATTGTTAATAATACTCTTGATTGGATATATTCATTATCAGATAATCCTTCCCAGCCCTGTGGTGTTGGATTGATAGTTAATATATCTTTCCCAGCTGGTAATGAAATACCTGTTAATGTTTGGTCTTTATCAAAAGCGTCTAATACTTCGTCAATAGTATTGAATAATCTATCTAACGCAGTATCGTTTCCACTCATTTTTGTTTCATAATATATAAATAGATTAAATGAATAAGTCCTTTCTAGTTCTGTGTTTGTTTCCCAATCACTTTCCATATCTGCTGGTTCTACACAAACTGCTGGGAAGCCCTCAAATTCTAACTTAGGGAAGCGATGTACTTCCTGAAAATTTGCAATCGTTAATAGTTTATCTCTAATTGCGTCCCTTAATATTTGGTATGTAGTATCTGCCATAATTAAAAGTTAGTTTTATCTGCTATATTTTTAAATAATTTGTCTATATTAGCTTCAAATATTTTCTGTATTTTTCTTTTTGCTCTATCTAAACCCCATTTAAAAAATGGTCTTTTCTTCATACGACTTGTCCCTTCGTGAACATAAATTGCATATTCTATATTGGGTGACAGTATTGCTCTTGCCTTATCTACTCTTATTGATGATGGATTAACAACCCCACGTCTTAATCTTCCTGTATCTACTGGCGTTACCATACCACTTTGTCTTTGCCACTCGTACACACTTTCTTCTAATGAATTTTTTAATGTCTTTTTTGCAAGTTCAGGTGATTGTGCCAATGCTTTTTTAAATTTCTTAAGGTTTTTTATTTCTATATTAAAATTAGTCATTGTAAATTCTTAGGAACATTTCTTTATGTCTATTCATAGCAAAGTCGTAGTCCTTGTGGTCAGTCGCTACTACATCATAGAGTTTTCCATCAATCTTAACCTTATCGCCATCCTTAATATCTTCTGAAATGTCAACCCAGACCTTATGTGTAGCACCAAATATTTGTGCTTCTACTTCACTATTCCTGTCGTCTATGCGTTGTTGGTGTCCGTCCACGGTGGAAGTTGCGACATAAGTACCCTTAAATCCCGCACTATCTTTAAATCGTCTTATTTCTATTCTTCTGTCAAAAAATCCATCTATGGTCATACATATTTGCTTATTATTATAAACATTAGTGGCAAAACAATTACATTTAAAACAATCATTGCGCCAATCATTTTACTTTGCCAATTTTTTATCTTTGCTACTTCATTTTTTAATCCAACAATCATATTTAGTCGTTCCCAAATATAGAATTGACGTTCGCTCTCTTTCATCTCTTGAAACTCTGTTTTGGTTAAATGTCCATTAGCCATAATTTTAGTTCTTATGTGGTCTTTTATAATGATTAAGTACATCTTGTATTTCTTTGTCTGTCATTGTTGATTTCCTAAATGTTACAGAATAATCACCAATACTTTCTGATTGTACATTACTTGTTTCTTTTCTCATCTTGAAAGCATTAGATACTAACTTCCATACTGCAAATTCAAGGTCGCCTATATTTAAACTTTCTAATGTTGCACCTGGTGTAAAATTATCAAACGCATATCCAGCAGTATAGGTTGCTCTGTATTTTCTTGGTCGTTCTGTAAAACACCATCCAGTTGTTTCAACTATTCCAGTAGTAAAATCTATAAAGTAATTCTCACTTTCTATGCTATTAAAATTACTTGTATTCTGACCTCCACTTAATTTTTCTAATGTGAATGTATCAGTTGTTGATACTGGGAAGTTAAATAAGAATAGTTTATCTGTTCCTGTACCATCATATACTTCTTCTGTATATGTAGTTTCAACAAAAGTCCTATCGCAGTAGTGTTCTACAAAATCACTTACTTGATTAATTAAAATTTCAAGTATTGCATCGTGGTCAGCTACTGTTATTCCTAAAAAAGTTTTAATCCTAGCTACCGTTGTTAAACCATTTCCATTTATTGCCATATAATTTTATTTAGTGAAATATTTTCTCTTTTTACGTGGTTTCATTACTTTTGTTTTTTTCTTTTTGACTTCTTTTACTACTACTGGTTGGTCAACATAAAAGGCATTACCAGCTTCAACTAATTCCTTTGCACGATTATCTTCTAAATCATATTCAACATCACTTGCTATTCTACTTTTTTTACGATATTCGCTTGTTAGTTTAATTTTCATATAATGTTTCCTTTCTTACTCCTACCACTTACCGAAGTACGTAGTAGTGTGTAAAACAGGAATAGCTTTTAATGCTAGTTCCTCACAAATTAACTTCTTACAGCAGTGATAGTACCCAAAGCACGGGTAGAAACCAATTCTGCGTCTAACTTTTCCTCAATACGAATGGCCACCATATTGCGTTCCCACATATTCTGTGGAAGTGCAACTAATGTACCACCAGCTCTATCGGCGTCATAATCGCCACCAATACTAGCTTCTCGGGATATATCGATACCCATAGCACGTGATACACCAATCCAATAGAAAGCTAAGTCAACTAGATAAATGATGTTATTGCTAATATCATTCTGTTCTAAGACCTTTGCTCCACGAATTGTTGGAAATTGCGGACCACTTAATGGATTATGTATGTCAATTATTGGTCGGTTATTGCCATCTTGCATATTAGCAACAGTTGCTAATGTATCAGAGTGCATTATCCAAGCCAATTTACTAGAAGCTCTATGCTTCTGTGGCATAGCATAATAGAGTGCGTTAAAGTGTTGGAAACCTAATGCTCCACCAGCGGAAACAGTAGTTCCAGCACCATAAGTTGTAATACCGGTAGGTTGACCAGCTCCTGTGCCATTCATAAATGCCCTATCCTCTTCCTTAGCAACAGCTTCGGCTAAGAGTTCAGACACTAATTGAATAACATTAAACGGACTGTCGTCAATCATTTGAGTAGTTACAGGTATGATACCAGCTAGAATGTAAGGAGTAAGAGATAATGTTCCGAATGTTACTGATGTGGTTGATTTCTGTGCGGCTTCTGCGTTCCAAGATACATAAGGTTTTGTTGCAATAGACGGTAAATCAAGTGTCTTGATACCTGTCATATTGATAACCCTAGAATTAGGTCTAATTACTGCCATATCCTCTAATAGAGGTATGATTTCATTAAACAAAATTGTTGGGACGAGATTGCCACCAGAAGCAGCAGTAATAGTTGTAAGTGGTTCTAGCTTTTGCTGTACTGCAAATTTTTCAAGAGTATTATATTCTTTCTTCATTTCTGCCCAAGCGTCAGGGCTTTTTGAAGTTGCAAAATTAGCATAAGATTTAAACCATTTACCTAAGCTTTCAGCTTCGTACTTTTTTAATGTAACTTTAGTACCGTCTTTTTTCGTGTACATATCAACATCATAGTCGTTAGCTTTAACTTCTTTATTCTCTGAAAAAGGTAATTCTTTTTTTACTTCTTTAGCTTCTTTAGCTTTAGTAATTTCAGCTACTTTTGCTTCAATAATTTTATTGATTTTTTCAGCAGCTTCATCAACAACTTCTTCTGTCTTTTCTTCCTCTTTTTCCTCAACAACTTCTTCAGTTGTTTCTTCTTTTGGTTCCTCTACTTTTTCTTCTTCTTTTGGTTTGTTTTCATCTGTCATTTCTTTTTCACCCCCTGTTCTTTTTCATTGGCAATAGCAACTTCGGCTACTTTCACCATCATTTTGGCTATCTGTAAGCCCTTTGACGGCTTGTTAGA